ATACAAAAATCAGAAGAAAAAATACAATATTTAAAAACGGTAATTGATACATTAACAGAAATAATAGATAATTTAAAATGGCGACACCAAACAATATCGAATATAATCAGATGGAAACAATTCGAGTCAGGAAACTAAATCACGCAACGCTTAAAGTAGAATGCGATAGAGGCGTAGGAGCAGAACTACGAGAGTTCTTTTCTTTCTATGTTCCGGGATATAAGTTTATGCCTGCGTATCGTAGCAGAATGTGGGACGGCAAGATAAGACTATACAATCAGATTACTGGCGAAATATTTGCAGGATTATTTCCGCAAATAGTTTCTTTTGCAGAAGGTCGTGAATATGAAGTTGATATAGAAGAAACAGAATATGGTAATCCTAATGAAGGAAATCAAATAAACGCAGACTTTATGATGAAGTTTATTGAAGCCTTAAAGTTACCGTTTGAAATAAGAGACTATCAGTTTGACGCAGTGTGTACAGGAATACAAAGAAAGAACGCAATATTACTTTCACCAACCGGTTCTGGTAAATCTTTAATAATATACGTATTGATGAGATGGTTATTATCTGCATTAGATAAATCTAGAAAAGATATATTAATCGTAGTTCCTACAACTTCTTTGGTAGAACAAATGTATAATGATTTTAAATCTTATGGTTATGACGTAGAAAACAAATGTCATAAAATTTATTCAGGTAAAGATAAAAACACATTTAAGAGAATCGTAATAAGTACTTGGCAATCAATACATAGGTTTCCAAAAGAATGGTTCGCTCGCTTTGGTACGGTTTTTGGTGATGAGTGCCATGGATTTAAATCAAAATCATTAACGACTATAATGAATAAGTGTACAGAAGCAGAATATAGATTTGGTACGACAGGAACTTTAGATGGCGCTTTAACACATGAATTAGTATTACAAGGATTGTTTGGTAAAGTTTATCGTGTTACAAGTACAAGAGCATTACAAGATAACGACACATTAGCCAGATTAGATATAAGAAGAATAGTATTAGAATACAGTAAAGAAATTAAAAAGAATTTTGGAAAGAAGACATATCAAGAAGAAATAGAATTTATAGTAACAAACAGCAAAAGAAATAATTTTATAAAGAACCTAACGCTAGATTTAAAAGGTAATACGTTAGTTTTATATAACTATGTAGAAAAACACGGTAAGCCACTTTATAACTTAATGAAAGACCAAGTCGAAGAAGGCCGCAAGATTTTTTTTGTATCGGGTGAAACTGCAGCTACAGATAGAGAAGCCATAAGAGCGATAGTAGAAAAACAAAAAGATTCTATTACAGTTGCATCACTCGGTACATTTAGCACAGGTATAAATATTAGGAACCTACACAATATAGTATTTGCATCTCCTTCTAAATCACAAATAAGAGTTTTGCAAAGTATAGGTAGGGGACTAAGAAAGACTGATGATGGCAAGAGTACAACTCTTTACGATATCATCGATGACATTACTAAAAAGAATTATGGCATGTTGCATGCAGATGAACGACTGAGAATTTATGGAAGAGAAAAATTTAACCACAAAACTTATAGAGTGAGTTTATGAATATAAAACAATTTAAATTAACTAATAATGAAGAAATAGTTTGTGAAGTCGTAGAATGGGACACACGCGACGAAGTCGGTGATATCTTAGTAAAGAAGGCTTTAAGAGTAATAGCCATTGAGGACTATCAAAAAGGTTGGAGGTTTTTTGCTTTCAGGCCATGGATGTCTTTTCAAGACGATCCGGAATCTTTACAGACTATAAACTCTTCACATATCATAGTCACGACTAATCCTACAGCGAATATAATAAAACACTATAAAGCGTGCTTACGCGGTATAGCACACGATTTAAAATTAAATAAATCAGGTAAAAGAAAAAAGGTTTACGCCAATATTGATGAAATACAAGACCAGATGAGAGAACTTACAGATGATGAGATGGATGATTTTTTAGAAAGAAAATATGGCGCAATGGCAGAACCAGATCCGTTTCCAGATTCTGACGGTAGTAATATAATTCCTTTTAAAACTAAACGCAATAAGACATTTCATTAGGGTATACTCCCTCTCTCCTCAATACACTCTTTTATTTTATCATACTTTTTAGCATTTGTACACTGTTATTCTTGTTTCTAAGAGATAAAATTAACTATGTACTTTTACGTAAAATAGGTGTATAATATATTATGAAAGGTGGAAAAATGGCCAGAAAAAAAAGTATACATTATGTTAATAACTCTGATTTTTCTACGGCAGTTGTCGAATACGTCGAAAAAGTAGATAACGCTAGAAAAACAGACAACAACATTCCAAAAGTTCCAGACTATATTGCTCAATGTTTCTTAAAGATAGCCGAAGGCTTATCACACAAAGCTAACTTTATAAGATATACTTATCGAGAAGAAATGGTTATGGATGCAGTTGAAAACTGTTTAAAAGCTATAGGTAACTATAACCTTGAAGCTGCAACTAGAACTGGTAAACCAAACGCATTTGCATACTTTACACAGATAACTTGGTATGCATTCCTTCGAAGAATAACAAAAGAAAAGAAACAACAAGAGATTAAACTAAAGTATTTAACTAAATCAGGTATTGATAGTTTTATTGATACCGGTTCAGAAGCAACTGCTTCAGATACTGCCACACATTTTGTAGATACATTAAGAGACAGGATTCAAAGAGTACGAAGTACAGACCAAGAGATTAAAGAGATTGTAAAAAAAGAAAGAAAGAAACGTAAAGTGAAGATAGCAGATTCAGATTTAAGTGAGTTTATGGAATGAAGATAGCTTTATTGTGTGATACTCATTGTGGTATCAGAAACTCTTCTGAGGTATTCTTAGATAATGCTGAAGATTTTTATACTAATATATTTTTTCCGGAATGCGAAAAGCGTGGTGTGAAACAGATATTACATCTAGGTGATTATTATGATCATCGTAAGTTTGTTAATTTTAAAGCACTTAATCAAAATAGAAGAGTCTTTCTTGATCAGTTAAGAAAGCACAACATGATTATGGATATTATACCCGGAAATCATGACACTTATTATAAGAATACAAACGAGTTAAACGCATTAAAAGAATGCTTAGGTCATTACATGAATGAAGTTCATATTATTATGGAACCTACAGTAATGCAATATGGTTCTTTAAGTATGGCTTTACTTCCATGGATATGTGCAGATAACTATGAACCATCTATGAATTTTATAAGAGACTGTAAAGCAGACTGGCTAGGTGCACATTTGGAATTGGCCAACTTTGAAATTGGTAGAGGTATATTGGCGCCGCATGGTATGGATGCCAAGATATTTAAAAAGTTTGAACAGGTATTATCTGGTCATTATCATACAGCATCTCGAAGAGACAATATCTGGTACTTAGGTAATCCTATGGAGTTCTTTTGGTCTGATGCACATGATCCTAAGTTCTTTCATATACTTGATACAGAATCAAGGCAGATAGAAAAGATACAAAATACTTACACATTATTTGAAAAAATTGTGTACAATGACAAAGAAATGGATTATAATAATTATAATAAAAACTTATCTAAAAAGTTTGTAAAGGTTGTAGTTTCAGAAAAGACTGATCCTTTTACCTTTGATAGGTTTATAGACAACATTCAGAACCAAGACATTTATGAATTAAAGATTGCAGAAAACTTTAATGAGTTTATGGGTGCTAATGTAGATGATGAAGAAGTGAATTTTGAAGATACTACAGAAATAGTTGATTCTTACATTGAAGCAGTTGATACTGATTTAGATAAAGATAAAATTAAAATTCAAATGAGAGAATTAATGACTGAAGCACAGGCACTTGAAATAGCATGATAATTTTTAAATCGATTAAATATAAAAACTTCTTATCTTCTGGTAACTATTTTACAGAGATAGCTTTAAATAAAAGTAAATCAACTCTTATAGTTGGTCAAAATGGTGCAGGTAAATCTACAATGTTAGATGCCATTTCGTTTGCATTGTTTGGTAAACCACACAGAAAGATTAGTAAAAACCAATTAATAAATTCCATCAATCAAAAACAAGCGTTGGTTGAAGTAGAGTTTTCTATAGGAAAAGCGCAGTTTAGAATTGTACGAGGTATAAGACCAAACACGTTTGAAATATGGAAAGATGGTAATATGATTAATCAATCATCGCACGCTATGGAATACCAGAAGATCCTCGAACAAAACATTCTGAAACTCAATCACAAGAGTTTCCATCAGGTGGTTGTATTAGGTTCTTCCTCCTTCATACCTTTCATGCAACTCAATGCTGGACATCGTAGGAATGTTATAGAGGATCTTTTGGACATTAATATATTTTCAAAAATGAATATCTTATTACGGGAAAGAAACTCTATATTAAAAGAAAACATTAGTAAAATAAACAACGACACAAATATTGTAAAGAGTAAGATAGAACAACAAACTAAGTATATAAAAGATATTGCAGCTCTTACTGAAGAAAATAAAGGTAAGTACGAAAAACAAATTAAAGGCGGTAAAGAAAAGATAAAGAAGTTACAAGATGAAAATAATAATATTAGTAAACAACTTGAAGAAAGCACAGCCGCAGAAGAATTAAAAGATATACAGAAAGAAAAGAATAAAGCGATAGCACACATTGCTGAAATAAAACAAGAAATGAAAACAATTGCCAAGCGTGGATTATTTTTAGAAAAGAATGATGTATGTCCTACGTGTGATCAAACTATCGAAAATAAAGATAAACTTATATTTGATACTAAAAACGAAGCTTATCAGGTACAGTCAACCTT